TAGTCGACCTTGAGCGTCGGCAAAAGCAGTTGAAATGGTCTACCAATCCTAATCTTAGGGGTTGGGTCTAAAGGGTCGTTACTTAATAAACGCGTGAGGGGTCATGGTCAACCCCTCTTCATTGTCACAAAGAAAGGAACATGACAAATGAAAGCAGTACTTTTCGCGGTAGCAGCACTAACAGCAACATCTACCGCCGCGGCAGATCTAGGAATGGGTCTTGCCCTTAACACTGAAGTCAAAGCATATCACAAAGTGGATGCTGAGACTAATCACTTGACAGTAGAGCCAGAGTTGCGCTGGACATCAGCAGCAGGGCCGCTATCAGTATATGGCGAAATGCCAATCACTATGTACGAAACCAACCACACGAGTGGTGATGATTGGAACGTAGTAAATATTCTTGATGATGGGAACTACCCGCTTCTAGAACTCGGCGCAGAATACGACATCAATGGTAACACCATGGCGTATGCCGAAACAACTTACGACTTCAACGCAGAAGATCGCGGAGAGATCGAAGTAGGAGTAGCTTGGACTTTTTAGTCCTTGCTATATAACACATGCATACCGACATAGACATAGAATGGTATCGCTACACACACGAAAAAGGAAAGAAAATTATGTCAAACCCCTATCAAATCCGTTATGATGTTTTGCAGATGGCTAAAGAATTATTGGATCGTCAATACGAAACCAATATGCAAATGGCCTATCACGCAATGGATCTTGCCAAAGAAAATAATGAAGCCGCTCTTGATGCATGGTCTAAGTACGTTCCAAAAATGTACACGCCCGATGAAATCAAAGAACAGGCCGACAAGCTCTATTCTTTTGTGACTGATAAGAAAGAATCTTAAAACCAACTGGGCCTCGCTCTCTGCGGGGCCCTTTCCTTTACTATGGAGACAAATATGTCAAATATTAAAATCGTGAGAATCGCAACTGGTGAAGAGTTAATTTGTGATGTTAAAGAACAGGACGGCGGGTATAACCTTACTGATGTAGCTATCCTGATTCCTACAGAAGCCAACCAACTCGGATTGGCACCATTCATGGCGTATTCAGACGCTAGCGGTGGATTCAATATCAACCCATCTTTCATCATGTTCATGGTGGATCCAGTCGAACAGTTAAAGAACCAATATCAGCAGATGTTCGGCAAAGTAATGACTCCGGATAAGAAAATAATTCTATAAAATGGTTTACATCCTAGCGGAACTATGGTATAATAGTATCTAAATTATGGAGGTAAACTGTGAATTTTTATACAAGCGTCAATCGCTATGGCAACAATCTGCTCTATGCAGGTTACGAAAACGGTGAGCGAGTCCTTCGCAAGATTCCGTTTTCGCCGACTTTATATGTAAGATCAAATAAGGACACTGGGTACTCGTCAATCGATGGTACCCGCGTTGAGCCACGTGTGCTCGACACTATGCGTGATGCCAAGGATTTTATCGCGACGTACAAAGACGTCGATAACTTTAAGATCTATGGTACAACCAATTACATCAGCCAATTCATTTACGACAAGTTCCCAGGTGAGATCAAGTTTGATCGTGATAAGATCAATGTAACAACGATCGACATCGAGGTTGCTTCCGACGATGGATTCCCTCTTCCTGAAGAAGCGGCTCACCCAGTCATTTCTATCACTGTTAAAAACAACATCGACAATACGTATTACGTCTGGGGTCTGTATGACTACGATGCATCCGCTTCGTATATGCAGGACCACAGAGTCATATACAAAAAGTGTGACGATGAGATCAAACTACTTCTGGCCTTTCTTGACCACTGGAGTAGTTCGTCTCATTGTCCCGATGTCGTTACGGGTTGGAATACTCGTCTATTCGATATTCCTTATCTTGTCAATCGTATCGCTCGTATCATGGGTGATGACATGGTCAAAAAGCTATCGCCTTGGGGTGTAGTTCAGTACCGTAAGATTGCGGTCAAGGGTAAGGAACTCGATACATACGAAATGTATGGTATCTCTCAACTTGACTACTATGACCTGTTTCAAAAGTTTGGTTATTCGTATGGCGCACAGGAATCATACAAGCTTGACCATATCGCTCATGTTGTACTAGGCGAGCGTAAGTTGTCCTACGAGGAACACAGTTCGCTTCATGCCTTGTACAAACACGACTTTCAAAAGTTCATTGATTATAACATCAAGGACGTAGAGTTGGTTGACCGTCTTGAGGACAAGATGGGTCTGATTACTCTCGCACTTACTATGGCCTACAAGGCTGGTGTCAACTATCAGGATACTTTTGGAACAACTATGATTTGGGATACGATCATCTATCGTGATCTTGCAGCTAAGAACATTGTTCCACCTCCATCAACCGACAAGTTCAAAGCTGACTATCCAGGTGGTTACGTGAAGGAACCTCAAGTAGGTCTTCACGAGTGGGTTTGTTCATTCGATCTAAACTCGCTGTATCCCAACATCATTGTTCAATGGAACATGAGTCCAGAGACAATCATCGAGGGTATGACTGAACCGGACATTAATCCGGACACGTGCCTTGATGGCGCAAGCAATCCTAACTCCAATATGGCTCTAGCCGCAAACGGAGTTTACTTCTCTAAGGAACGTCAAGGTATCATTCCTGCCATCATTGTTCAGTACTACGATGAGCGTAGGCTCGTCAAGAACAAAATGCTCGAGGCAAAACAATTACTTGAGCAGGCTGATAAGTCTGATAAGCAAAGGATCTATGAGATCGAACGTGACATCAGTCATTACGAAAACCAACAAATGTCAATCAAGATTCTTATGAACTCTCTGTATGGCGCACTTGGTAATCGTTACTTCCGTTACTTCGATCTCCGTGTTGCTGAAGCAATCACGCTGTCAGGTCAACTTGCAGTTCGTTGGGCAGAGAAAACGGTTAACCTCCGTATGAACCAACTACTTAAGACTGACAACTTTGATTATGTTATCGCTATTGATACTGATTCGTTGTACATCAACTTTGGTCCGATGGTCAATAAGTTTGAGCCTAAGGATCCCGTTGCGTTTCTTGATGAGGTATGTAAGGGTGAGTTCGAAAAAGTACTTGCAGAATCGTATGATGGTCTGTTCAAACAGTTCGCGTGTTACACTAATCGTATGGAGATGGGTCGTGAGGTAATCGCTGACCGTGGCATATGGACCGCTAAGAAACGTTACATTCTAAACGTACACAACAACGAAGGTGTTCAATACGCTGAACCTAAGCTCAAGATCATGGGCATCGAGGCAATCAAGTCATCAACACCATCCGCTTGTCGTGAAGCACTCAAGGAATTGTTCAAGGTTATCGTAAGTGGTTCTGAAACAAAAACTCAACACGCCATTCAGTCGTTCAAGGAATACTTCTCAACCCTTAAGCCTGAGGAGGTATCATTTCCACGCGGTGTATCCGATATCGCAAAGTGGAAGGACAGTAAAACCATCTATAAGAAAGGCTGTCCAATCCATGTTCGTGGCGCATTGTTATATAATATGGCAGTCAAGGACAAGGGTCTTGACAAGAAGTACACCATGATTCAAAACGGAGAGAAGATTAAGTTCTGCTATATGAAGGTACCTAATCCTATCAGAGAAAACGTAATCTCTTTCCCAGACTATCTGCCTGCCGAGTTACAACTTGAAAAGTACATTGACTACGATAAGCAGTTCGAAAAAACATTCTTGGATCCAATCATTCCAATTCTTGATGCGGTTGGCTGGAATCCCGAGGATACACAAACACTAGAAGACTTTTTTGCATAGGAGAATATTATGAGCAAAGATTGGGTAAAAGATATCAATGAAATGCACGCTAAGTATGGCGTTCATAAGTGGATGCAAGCACAGATGCAATCCGACGTGGATTGGAAGGTTCTTGATGAGTTCCTTAAGTTCCGTCTAAAGTTTCTTGATGAAGAATTGAACGAAACGAAAAAAGCAGTCGTTGAGCGAGATCCTGAAGAGATCGTTGACGGTTTAATTGATCTATGCGTTGTTGCGATTGGTACACTGGATGCTTTTGGCGTGGATGCGCATAAGGCATGGGATGAGGTTCACCGAGCCAACATGGCAAAAGAACCAGGTGTTAAAGAAAGCCGTCCTAATCCATTGGGTCTACCTGACTTAATCAAACCTGAAGGATGGACTGCTCCAAGTCATGAGGACAATCATGGAAATCTCGCTAACGCTGTTTAACAGCATATTCGATAACAAGACGGATAAACGTATGGACCTCAGCTCGTGGGAAGAGTTTGAGAATCTTTTGTACGGGTTATCCGCAATTGAAAGAGAAGGCAAGAAAGATGCGCAACTTATATCACCTGCTACTTATGTGGTTGACTCAACTAGGGCCAACGCGAATGTTGTTGATTGGGGAGGTTGGGCTGCTGTTGATGTTGATGACCACAATTTTAATGGGCAGCTAAAGGATGAGCTATTTAGTAGGTTTGGTAGTCATTACTACATTTGCTATAGTACTGCAAGCAGTAAAGACGATTTCCCAAAGTTTCGGCTCGTCTTCCCACTTACAACTAAGGTTGAACAATCTAGAATCAAACACTTTTGGTTTGCCCTCAACGAAGAGCTCGGACGCATCGGAGATGGGCAGACTAAGGACTTATCTAGAATGTATTACATCCCTGCAAGCTATGCTGGCGCTAACAACTTTATCTTTACTAATGTTGCTGGTAGTTGGATTAATCCTATGGAACTTATGAATAATCATCCTATGGTTGAGAAACAAGGTAAGACGTTTCTTGATAGACTACCTGAGTCAATCCAAAAGGAAGTCATTAATCACCGCAAATCAAAGATGGAGAACACTAGCATAACATGGCAGAGTTACAATGACTGTCCGTTCGTTAACAAAAAACTCGTTGACGATTATAAGGCAATCAATGGAACTGGTTGGTATCATACGATGTATCGTTTAATGGTATCAATCGCCGCAAACGCAGTTCGCCGTGAGTATCCTATCACGGCTCATGAGGTAGCAGTACTCTGTCGAGAGCTTGACGCAGAGACAGGTCATTGGTACCAAGGTCGTTCTTTCGAGGTCGAAGCGGATCGTGCTATCGAATTTGTCTATAAAAATATGTAAAAAATATGCATATTGGCTATTTACATTCCCTTCAAACTATAGTATAATAGTAGCTATCAGATGGAAGGAGAACTAACTGATG